TATTATACCACGTTTTAATGAAACTGTCCACTACTTTCACTATCTAATTTGTCTTCATATTCAAGGACTTCGATAGATCTTTTTAACAACTCCAAAGCTTCTGTATTAGTAAGATATGTATATACAACCAAGTAATCATTATCATTACCTAATACAATCATTGGATCTACTCCTTCAGGGATATTCATGGTGCTCTATCCGCTTCCTCAATAGCTTTAGCATAATCTTTCATCGTAAGTAACTCCTCTTCAATCTTTTTAAAATCATTGAGAATTGCTGCTATACTTTTACCACGTCTGAGTTGTAAGAACACTACTTGCTTTAGTTCATCCATCATTTAATTCCTTTCTCTTTATACCAGTCCCATTTTTTATTTCGCAAACTTATGTTACTGGAGTTAATAATACCTGCATCAATGACCCACAACTCATCTTCATATACAACAACTAACAAGTCATATAGCTCACTTGGTTTAAAATTTTGATACTTGTTTGTTAGCTGTGTTCTTACTTGTAAATATTCATTCTTCCCTGCTCTATTTATGCCTGCTGTCTTTACCTGAACTCGTTTAAATCCTTCAAGATCAACAATAAAATCAACGCAAGACTGTTGTACTACTGGCATATAGACTTGCATTCCTTTTTCTAAAAACCACTGTGCTGCTTTAAGTTCACTTACTGCTCCCTTAAAATGCTCAGGATATAATCTATTTTCCATCAATGTGTTTCTCGCCATGAGTTACCTACTTTATATTCACCAGATAAAGGACAACGCATCTCCAAGTCCTTACCTGCTTTCTCAATTGCCATTACACCTAGTCTTCCTGCTAGTTCAGCATAGCGTTCCTCTACTTCAATCTGCCATTCGTCATGCACGTTAGCTACAAACCTATAGTCAATTTTCCAACTGTTAAGTTCTTCATCTAAGTTAATCACTGCCTGCTTCATGACAATCGCACCCGCACTTTGGAGTAATGTATTAAGTGCTGCGTGGTCAGACCTAACTTGTAATCTACGTCCATCAAGACCTGGAAGCGTTCCCGTGTTCTTAGCGACACGACTAACTTTTTCTCTAAGCTCTTTGAGCGACGGAGTGTTCTGTAGAAAACGAGCTTTAAGATCTTGTCCTTCTTTTGCTCCAGCACCAACAATCGTCCCGATCTTGGCATCCCCTGCACCATAGAGGAATGCATATATAAACGTCTTTGCTTGGTTGCGTGTTTCAAGTCCAGCAGCTTTTTGGTTGGCTGTGTGGATGTCACCTGAAACGACTTCACTTGTGTATGCATCATCTTTCATATAGTGAGCAAGCATTCTCAACTCCAGACCTGAAGCATCGATACCAACTAACTTATATCCTTTCTCTACAATCCATAGATCCCTACAGTCTTCACCATAGGGGCTTCCACTATTTGGTACTTGTGCCATGTTAGGTGACATATGCGTCATTCGTCCTGTGACTGCACCATTTGTAATCACCTTACCATGTACCCTACCATCACTACCCAATGCTTTAAGCCACGATTCTATTTGAGCTACTCTCTTCTGGAGCATTAGATACTCATTGATCGCTTTAGCTTCTGGTATATCTAAACCTTCGAGCGTCCCTTCGTCGACGATTGGCTGCCCTGTTTCTGTGAACTTGCTGGGTTTCCAACCCTTTTCTTGAAGTCTGTCACCAATTTGCTTTCTACTACCTGGGTTGAAGACTTCGACTTTCGGGGAGAGACTCTTGCCTGTTTTGTCTGAGATTCTTTCTGTGACTTTGACAGGAAAAATGCTTTGTAACGACACTTCAATATTAGCAAGCTTACTTGTAAGTTCAGATAAAAGAATTGTAGCTTTCTTTTCATCCAGCTTAAAACCGTTTCGTTCTTGCTTTGCGACAATCGCTTGGACCTTGTGCTCAAGTTCAATACTCCTTTGGTCAAATTTGTTGTACTTCAGTTCATTAGTCAATACATCATACAGCTTCTGTGTTACTAAGGTATCTTGGATACAATAGGATTCTAATAAAGGCATGAATGGTTTATCAAACTCCATACCATCATAGTATCCGTTGTATCCTACATGATGCTTATCAGTAAAGGTATTCTGTCCAGTTATCCAAGACCATATTCTTTTATGTTCAGTCTTAGGAAAGCCCAACTCTTTACCCCATGCTGCAAGACTATGACCTCCCTCTTTGCTTGGATTTAGTAGGCGACTTGCTACGAGCGTGTCGTACACGAGGTTCTGGTTCATCGTAACTTTCCAGACTATCTCCAGTACTGGTTTGTCGAATGCTAATCCGTTGTGCATGATAATCAAATCGCAACTGTCCAAATACTTTTGTAACCCGTTTGCTTCCTTCCATGATACGACTGCTCCTGTATTAATATCTCTCGTGACTACTAACCATATCTTATCGTGTGTACTATTTGTTTCTATGTCTAGTACTATCTTCATATTACTCCATCAATCGTTCAAGTACCTTTAATTTCTCATCATCAGTCATTACATACCATGTACTGATCTCTTGTTTAGTTCTACCACAATCGCTGCATTGTTCTAACGATGAATCATAATTACACTTACCAACACATGGAGATTTTACCATATTCTCTTTCCATTTCCATAAGTTATTCCAATTCGGTAAGTGTAGTGGTGGACACTTCCAAGCCATTACTCACAGTTCTTTCTTAATCGTTTAGTCTTGTCTTCGTTATCGCTGAAGTACTTACACTCTTTACCCTGCCTTGGGCTATCAACAAAGTAAGACTGATACTCTGGTGTAGCTCTAGCGGTGAAACGATAGCACCTCTCACGTTTCTTACAGGTTTCGTCACGACACATTGTTATATCAGCCATTAGTTCATCCCCGTAAGTCCATGCTGAGACTGTATTGTCTTAACATACTGCACCGCATCCCAGAATCCATTTCCGCACAAGTAGGACACCCATCATGGTGAAAGTGCATTTCTCCACCATAAGGACAGATAATTTTTCCACATTCCCAACACTCAGGGTCATCACAATGGTTCAGTAATTTATCAACTGTTTCGTTTAACTTGTTAATTTCAGCTTGTTGCTGGCGTATTAAATCAGCAGCTCCAAACAATTTTAGTCGGTCTAAGTTCTCAAGTATTTCATTTTCATTCATTTTACAGGCACTCCTTGTCTAACTCTCCAGGGATATTTATCTTCTAACCAGAAACACCTTATGTCTCCATCTTTAGTAGAGATAAAACCCCTCCACATTGCATGCTTAGTACTGTAATCAGAACACGTAAGTTGTTGAATATCAAGGGAAATTCCCTTAGCGTTCCACCCAACAAAAACACCTACGCATAATATAGTTACATTCCTACACAGGCTTCTTAAGTACTGGTTTCTTATTAACGATAGGATCTTCAACAACTTTCACCTCATTGTGTTTATCATTTAATAGCGACTGTACCTGGATTTCTAACTTCTGTACTTTCACTGCTAATTCATTTACTGCGTCAATCACTTTAGTAAGCTGAAGCAAACTCATAAAATTCCCCATGTTGTTAATGCGTGAATGATGTATACGATAATACCAAATAGATACAGTATTGTTGCTACTGCCTCTACTAATACCAATGGTGCATCGTTCTGTAATACTCCTGCGTATGTCCACAGTCCCGAACCAATAAGACCAAACACTATGTTAGCTGGATAGATATTAAAGCTAGTCAAAGCAATACCTATCAAGCATAATACAGTGCCAGTCCACTTCAGTATAATCATACGCACACCGTAGAGGTAGGACACACTGTACACACGACATACTTACCTCCTGATACTATCGTTGTAGTGGTGCAAGCCATACTAATATTATACACCATAATTAGTGTTACTGCAAGTAATAAATGCTTCATAAACTATTCTCCTCTGGTGGTAATTCATTCATACGTCCTGTATCCCTACGATATAACAACCTACACGCTAACCCTGTCAGTCCACTGAATCGATTCTTCAGTACCCTGACATAGGTAGTGTTACGCTCATTAACCTCAGCATGCTGCCCATTACGCTCTAAACCAATCACCATGTCACTTAACTGAGCAATTGACCCTGACCCACGCAGTTGTGCTAACGAGGTCACTGCACCCTCCTCATGCCCCTTAGAATCGGGACGCTTAAGGTGAGACACTACAAACAAAGCAATCCCTGTCTCTTGTACTAACATACGAAGCTTAGTCATAATCTCATCAATTGCTTTACGCTCGTCGCCAGACTCCTGAGCAGATACAATAATACTTACATGATCCACGAATACATACTTACAAGCAAGTCCCCTAGCCATGAACCTAACCCGATTAATAATGTTATCGACAGAAGTACTACCGAAATGATCAAAAAGAAACAGTCTATCAGTACCAAGAGTACGATTAAATGAGTCCAATAATTCTTCATCTGTAACCTCACAATCAGGTAAATGTAATGGTTTATCTGCAGCCAATGCCATTAAACTCTTAGCAGTCTTCTTAACTGATTCCTCCAAGAACATTAGACCAATGTTATCCTCTGTCTTACTCAGGATCTGCCACACAATCTCACGCAGGAACTGAGACTTACCTAGTCCTGATCCTGCCGTTACTGTAACAAGTTCTCCCAGTCTAATACCATAGGTTAGATCATTGATACCATGATACGGATACATTACCTCAGCCTTCTCC